TATCAAACATATCAACCTTGGAGAAACCTTAGACGATAATGGCAAGCGTAACACAAACTATCCCTCAGTTCTCACTAGGTATGTCAGAACAGCCTGACAACCTAAAGTTCCCCGGCCAAGTAACAGAAATAGTAAACGCTATACCAGACGTTACTAGAGGACTGTTTAAAAGACCGGGTGCAAAACGAATAGGAACCAGTCCACTAGCTAATGTACAAAGCGGTGGATCTTGGTTTCATTACTTTCGTGATGAGACAGAGGGATCATATATAGGACAAGTAGCAGCTGACGGTCAGGTTAGAGTATGGCGTTGTAGCGACGGTACACAAATGACTACAGCTTACGGTACAGGCGGACAGACTGCTATACAAAACTATCTAGCTACAAGCACACCAGAAAACCTACAGTTTTTAACTATCAACGATACTACATTTGTTAGTAATCGTGATACTACTAACTCTAATACATTAGTAGGGGAGACTGGTACAACAACAGCAAGACCAGATGCACACTTTGCAATGCTGGAACTATTACGAACAGAAAACGGAAGACAATATGGTGTGGACGTATTTAGAACCGCTGATGTCACAACTCTTACTCGTGCTACACGTATTAAAATATCAGCTGATACGTTGTTTGAAGGCGATGGGTCAGGTTCGTGCCCCGGAATTGGTACACAAGTATTTAGTGTGGACTCAGGTTCAAAGAAAAACTTAATATTTAGAATTAATGCTTTGGGTCAGCAAGGTGTGAGCCCTAACTACAACGCTAGTACTGACGGACCAGACGGTGATAACTACCAGTGCAGCTACCAAAGAGAAGTAGTATTACTACATGGTGGTGAAGGTTGGGTTGTAGGTGACACAGTTACAGTAACTTTAGACTCTGCAAAAGGTGGAGGAGGAAGTAACAAAACACAGGCACAAACAACAGATGCAACCTATACTATACGTGTAGAAGAAATAGAATCTACTGATGTAAATGCAACTATTAGTAGTAATGGTGATGGTCTAATACGTCCAGAGCCTACACATTTTGACGCACAAACAGCTGTAACTGCTGACACAATTATTGGTGGTATTATAGCAGAGCTACCTAGTGGTGTGACTGGTAAACAAATAGGTAATGGTATTTATTTATCTAGCTCTAACTCATTTACAGTTAACATTGTAGAAAATGACTTAATGAGAGTCATGCAAAGTTCAGTAAATGATGTACAAAACCTACCTAACCAGTGTAAACATGGTTATATAGTACGAGTAGCTAACGCATTACGATCAGAAGAAGATGACTACTACTTAAAATTTGAAGGTCAAAACGATAAAGATGGTAGTGGATCTTGGACAGAGTGTGCTTTGCCGGGAATAACTACAACGCTAACTAATATGCCTTTAGTTATACAGCGTACAGGTACAACTACATTTACTGTAAAACAATTTACATATGGTGTAAGAGACGTAGGTGATACGTTTACAAACCCTATGCCGTCATTTGTAGGCAAACGTATAAACAAGGTGTTGTTTTTTCGTAACAGACTAGCATTGTTAGCAGGCGAAAATGTTGTTACATCTAGACCGGGTACGCTAGGAGAACCTAACTTTTTTATAGAAACAGCTCTAACAGTATCAGTAGCTGACCCTGTAGATATATCAGCTGCATCTATGTTTCCGTCTGATCTATTTGACGGTATAGAAATCAATGCTGGTTTACTTGTGTTTAGTACAAACCAACAGTTTTTACTTGCATCAGACGATACAGTCTTTAACCCTGATACAGCTAAACTGAGAAGCATATCCACATTTAACTATAACGAGGACATGCCTCCTATCTCTCTCGGAACTACAGTAGCTTACATAGATAACTCTGGTAAGTTTAGTCGATTTAACGAGATGGCTAACTCAGCACGAGAAGGAGAGCCTAATATAATAGAGGTTAGTAAGGTTGTTCCTACGTTACTACCTAAAGATATAGACCTAATAACTAACTCTAGAGAAAACTCTATTGTGTTAATAAGTAAAACAGGAACAGACGAAGTGTTTGGTTATAAATATTTCCAGACAGCAGACAAGCGAGTACAGGCTGCATGGTTTAAATGGAAACTAAACAATCCATTAACTTATCATTTTATTATTAATGATGAATATTTCTTTTTAGATAGTGACTACTATTTACAAAGTATTAAACTTGTACAGGCTGACTCAGATCCTAGTATAGTACAGGACAATGTTGACTTTTTATTACATGTAGATAATCATACTACTGTAAGTGGTGGCAGTTATAGTGCAGCTACAAACCTAACTACCTTTTCTAGTGTCAGTTGGTTAAGCTCAGTCACTACTCCTAACCATGATTTAGTTGTAATAGATACTAATACTAACTCAGCACGAGTTGGCCGATACGCTAAACCTACAGTCTCAGGTACAAACTTTACTTTACCCGGTGACTGGTCTAGTGCAACACTTACAATCGGTTATATCTATCCATACCAAGTTAAGATTCCTACACTCTATCCTACTAAAATAGAAGGCTCACGAGCTACAGCAGACGTAAACTCTTCATTAGTATTACATAGAGTTAAGTTTCACTTTGGTAAAGTAGGTTTATACGAAACCACACTTGAACGTGTAGGTAAAACAGATTATACAGAAGTATATGAGTCTACAGAACTTGACGAGTACGACGCATCTGATGCACCCTACTTAGAAGAGTTTATTAAGACTGTACCTGTGTATGAAAAAAACACAAATGTTGAGATAACACTCAAATCATCACACCCTGCCCCAGCTACGCTTAGATCGTTGTCATGGGAAGGGGATTACTCACCCAAATATTATCGCCGTGTATAACGTACAATTAACAGAAAAAGAACTTGGATACTTCTATTGGAGAATGAAAACCAACAGATGGTACGAAAGATATTTCCTAAGAGGAATGAAACAAGTACCATGGGAGCCTTGGATGGCAGACACAATAGAAAAGCTAGAACCGATATATGAAAACATCAAGTAAATACATTCATCCCATAACTTTAAAGGCTGCCCTAGAGGTAGCCTGTAATTTACGCTCAGACGACTTCAGAGAGATCTCAGAGGGCCATGGATTAGATCCACTAACGTATCTAGCAGCCATGGCTTTCTATCCCTCTGCGGTCTATTTTACGGCTCCTAGCGGCAAGGCTGCTGGTATGGCAGGCGTAGGAAAGAAGGGCGATATTTGGATGCTCTGCACCAATGTAATCCATGAACAACCGACTTTATTCGCAAGACAGGCAAAACGGTTTGTCGATAGCCGTACGGAACCTTTACTTTGGAATATAGTTGACAGTCGAAACAAGGCACATCTTAGATTGCTAAAGTTTCTTGGCTTTAAGTTTTTACGTAAGTTGAAACACGGGCCGAACAATGTAACATTTATTGAATTTTGCCGTGTGCATAGACGCTAATGCTGGTGCTAGAAGAGCAGCCAGACAAAGAAACAAAGAGAAGCATGCTAACTTCCAACAAAAGAGCTTACAGTTCTTTAACAAGGAAACAAGTTTAGCAAGAGCTCAGAACAGAAATGTAATGGGGTACAGTCGTGACCTCAGTGATGCTTACGTAAGAGCTATTTATACTCAAGGTAAGGGTCGTTTAAGAAATCAGAAACTCGTTGCAGCCTACTTTGGTAAAAAGAAAATTGACCAAGGTGGTAGAAGTAGAACATTTGGTAGAAAACAGTACCAAGGTTTACTAAGAAGTCAAGCAGAAATAGAAGGTGTAACACGTAACATGTTCGGTAGAAACATGGCATACGCTCAAGAAGGTGCAAGACGTAAGTTCCAAGCTGCTAATGCTCAAGCTAGACAAAAGCTAGGTATTCCTCCAGCGTTTGGTGCTCCAGTTATGTTACCTCCAACAGATTACTTTACAGGTGCATTACAACTTGCAAGCACAGTTGTTAGCATTGGAGCTGGTATTACAACTTGGCAGGGTTCTGATATAAAACTAAAAGAAAATGTAGAACAAGTTGGTGTATCACCACAAGGTTATAAGATTTATGAGTTTAACTACATAGGTCAAGACGTAAGATTCCGTGGAGCTATGGCTCAGGATGTTTTACAAAAGAACCCTATGGCTGTAGGTATAGATCAAAACCACTTAACTGTTGATTACAGTCAGATTGATGTACCTATGGAGGTCGTATGAGCTCATCATTTCAGAACGTCGTAGGTACGCCACGAGATGCCGTTCCTGATATAAGTAAAACTAATTACTTACAGACATCCCCCGACATGACTGAACCTGTCAACGAAGACAGCGACGAAAGAATAAAAGACACTAAACAGTTCTTTGACCAGATGGTAGAACTAGAGGAACTAGCCGCCAGTAAGATGGATAAGCGGCTAGCTGCTCTTTCAAGTATTGCAGGCGATGTAGGCACTATCCGAAAAAACTTAATAGCAAAACAAGCTGACGACCTTGCTAAAAAATTACTAGAACCAGAAGAAATTGAGTTTCAAAAACAAATAACTAAGGTTGTTGACGCAACAGAAAATAATGCTGCTTTTCAAGAAGGTCTAGCTTTAGGTCAAATTAATCGTGATAACACTTTAGGTCTAGCAGAAAAACTTGATCTTAGTATGGGAATTATTCCCCGAGAACAACTCGATGGTAAAGTACTTGAGCATGTGGCATATCCTATTGCTATGGGTAGACCTAAAACTATTCATGATCTTTTAAATAGGTATAATGCTAGTGCTGCAACCTCACAAGAAGAATTTACAGCTAAAAGACGACAAGCTTTAAATGCTGTTTATAGAACCGCAATCTTTAACTGGATTGCATCAGGTGGTGATCCTACTGACAAACGTTTTCAACGTAAATTATTTGAAACAGTTTTACCAGTATATAATAAAGAACTAGATTTAGCACAAGATCGGTTTCTTTATACTTTAGAAAAAACTCAACAAGATGAAAGAACCAGAGTTATAGATACAAGACTTACTAAAAGTGTACTAACTAAACAATCTAATTTTTATGGCTCAGATGGTATAATTGCTCAAGTTAGAGCTGAACTAAATTTAAGTAAACCAGAAGCAGAAGACTACGTTTATAAACGTGTAGGACATTTAGTTAGCACAGGTACACTTACACCTCAGCAGGGTCAAATAATAATGGATGAGTTGCCTTTTACACCTGATGGTGAAAACGGTAAAACATATAAAAGTAAAAATATTTATTTACAGTCTATAAAAAATAAAGATAGTGTATTCTACGCTAACGCTAGCGGCAGAGCTCAAAGACTTTCAAAAATTATAACCGAAAAACAAATAGAATTAGATAAATTAGAAGTAGACAAAAGTAATTTAGCAGCTAAAAAGTTTGAAACAGATGAAATAGATCCTTTAATAGAAGCCAGTGTTAATGGTACGTTAGAGACTTCACAAATAAAAAGTCTGTATGAAGAGTTTACTGATCCTGATGGTTTTTATATAGAAGGTGAAACTAAGATTCCTCCTTCGTTACAAAGTATGCACAATAAAACGCATACAGGCGGCGTAAGAGATAAGCAAGTTTTACTTGTTGACGAATTTGCAAATCAAATTAATGAAGCTGTAAAAGGCGTAGAACTTTTGTACAGACAAAAACAGTCTTTAGAAGCTGCACCTAAACTTGGAAAAACTGATACTAACGCTGTTGAAAGGTTACAGGCTGAATTTTTAACAGTGTTATATGGTGAAAACGGTAAAGAACTTGAGGCTGTAAAAATGGCTATAGGTCAAAACCAGTATACATTTAAAGATAAAGTGCGTGAAATTGAAGCAGATCTTTTGAAAAGGTTTGATTCGATTATAGCAGAACCGCCTATAAAACCATTAGGTGAGTCAGTTCGTGCTGCATTAGAACTTAGAAATCAGGTTTCAGACAATCCAGATTTACTATACAGCAAGACAGCACTCGAAGGAGAGGATGTAAATAGGCTATTTGATTTTCTTAATACTGGTGGAGACAGGAATAAAGACTTAGGAATGTTTTACAAAAATGCACGTTTTAAAATTGTAGAAAATGGTGAGGTTAAAGTACTAAGTGGCTATGAAGCTGCTGAAGTTCGAGGCAAAGAGCTTGGTATCTATGACCAAAAAGATAAAAAGTTAATGAACTTTAATGCTAAAATTTTAAAAGATTACAAAGCAGTTAACGATGTAGAAAACAAAACTTCTGCTCAAAAAGTTAACCGTATATTTTCTCAGGGTGATCAGGCAAAGATGAAAGAGTTTCTAACTCAACACGCTATTAATCGAAGTGGTGGTACAAGTCAAATAGAAGATACTACTTATAGGTTTGCTAGACGTGGAGGTGGTGGTACTTCAGAACGACAAGGCTTGACTAGACTTAATGGACAACAACTTGTTAACCTTGCAAAAGGCGGATCTACAGATTTTGGTCGTTACAAGCTTACTGGCGAACAGATACTATACTTAGCTGACAATGGTAGAATAGATTTAGACAAGGAATTTACAGAAGATTTACAAAGTATGGCTGTTTTAGATCTTATGGCTCTAAATACTAATCGTACAAACTCTATTAGTGGAGCTGTAACTGAAGAGACTAAAAACTTTAGAAAGTTAGTTAATTTTACAAACGAAGAAAACGAGCTTATTAAACAAGTATTTCCTAACTTAAGTGAAAATTATTTTGCTCAGTTTAAAAACTTAGATGCTGAAGTTGCTAAATTAATTCTTAGTGACCTAGAAAGATATCAGCAAAACCTTGACAAACTTCTTGCAGAAGATAAAGCAAGAGAAGACGCAGAAAAATTAAGAAGATCAAAATTAAGTAAACGAGAACTAAGAGGCAGATGACTGATTCCGCATCCCAATATAATGGGGTAACTAACGAAAACGTTGATTTAGCGGCTGAACGTGTTGGAGATTATCTAAAAGAAATAGAAGAAAGAGATGCAGCACGAGCAGCAGCTGAACAAGAAACTTCAGCAAATGAAGAGCAAGCCTTAGCTCAACAAGAAGATCCCAGAAATGCGGAAACTTGGGGAGCTAAAGCTTTTATAAAAGAGGGTCAGTCCATCCTATCAGGTGGTTTACAAGATACTGCATCCTCTATTGCCACCTTTCCTGAGCGTACAGCAGATGCGTTGTCAGGAGAAATGCAACGAGAGAGGGAAGAGACTGGTACATATAAACCAGAATGGACACCTTTTGACGCATATGATAACCCTATCGAAACTAAAACTTGGTGGGGTAAACAACTCAGAGGTCTAGTACACTTTGGATCTCTAGCAGTTGGTACAATAGCAGCAGCTAAAGGTGTTGCAGCTACAGGAATTGTATCTATACCAGCTGGTTTAACTGCTATAACAAGTAGTACACTAGCTAGAGGTGCAGCTGTTGGTGCTGTGTCTGACCTTGTATCTAAAGAGTCAGATGAGCAGAACGCATTAGGTGCATTACGTGATAGATATGGTTGGGCTGATACCCCTATATCTACAAAAGATACCGACTCTCCTGTTATGATGAAGATAAAAAACATCGTAGAAGGTATGGGTTTTGGTCTATTCTTTGACGGATTAGCCTACACACTTAAGAAAGGTAGTCAACCTGTAATAGAACAGATTGTCAAACGTAACAAAAGTATAAAAGATCAAACTGTAGAAGCTGGTGTAGCACAGTTGCGTAAAGGAGAAGCTGAATTTAGAGCTGACAAGAACGCACCTATATCTGATGCACACCAAGGAGCACATACATCAGAAGTAGATCCACAGGTAGCTCGTGAACAGTTAGAACAAACTCGTAAGAAGTGGGGACAGGAAGAAGGAGCTACAGGCTCTGTAACCAGACCGCTTGAGCGTGAGCGTATAGCACAAGAAGGAGCAACAGACGAAGCTACAGTTGAGCGTATTATGCGTGGACTCATGAGTAGCGACAAGTTTGCTAAAGAGCTAGAAGCTGCCAAAGGTAGCAGACAGACTTTAGTTAATACATATAGAGATTCTATTGACGCTCACCAACGAATTACACAAGGCAGAAATGCTGCTGACATGTCTTCTGGTGAATATCTAAAAGAATTACTTGAGGCACAACCTGATATAGTTGATGGAGAAGCTATCTGGACATCTAAAAATGTAGTTGTAGCTGACCTTGTTTTAGGTTCGTTAATGAAACAACTAAGAGATACAGGTATAGCTGCTCGTGAAATAGCTGATCTAGTCGATATTAATGATATAGATGGACCAGCTAAACAGATAGTTGACACTATGCTAACAGCTTTATACGAAACTAAGAAAGCTAGATTTATAAAATCTGATTCTTTCAGAAACTTAAAAGCTGGTAAGCAAAGAAAGGTAGCTATAGAAGATGCTGTTCAGCAATCCGTAGCTGACTCTAAAGAGTCGATTATGTCTATACTTAAAATTACAAAAGACAATCAAGACGAAGATTTACTAAATGCTATGATAGAAGCCTTTTCTATGATGGATGATGTAAACACTCTTGAGGACTTTGACAACTGGGCTAGAAGAGTTATTAAAGGTGGTAAGCTAAGTGCAAATGACATTGACCGTACTGGTGCTCTTATTAGAGAACTAGAAGGTGTAATGACTAATAGTGTATTATCTGGACCTAAAACTCCACTTCGAGCTATTACTGGTACAGCCAGTGCAACATTCTTACGTCCTTTATCTACAGCTCTAGGTGCTGCCGTACGTTATCCATTTGATGGTGACGCATCTACACTACGAGCAAGTCTATCAGCTATAAACGGCATGGTAGAAGCTATACCAGAATCTTTTACATTATTTAGAACTAAACTAAATTCTTATTGGAAAGGTGATATAGCTACAATTAAAACCAGATACTCTGAGTTTAGTCGTGGCGATCAAAACTGGGAGCTAATACGTAGATGGGCAGAAGATAGTGGTAGAGCTACAGCTGGTGATACAGCA